AATTTGTAGTTGCAGAGCGCGATGACTTCACGGTCATCAACTACATGGTCGCGTTCGATACCACGTTCCCCGACTTCCCGAAAGACCCGGAAACGTGGGATGCAGAATCCTATGACGCATGGGTCTTGGGAATGAAGACTGCATCAATCCTGCGCGAATGCCGTGGCTTGATGTTTGACCTCAATGGCAAGTTGATCAGCCGTCCGTACCATAAGTTCTTCAACATGAACGAACGTGAAGAAACGCTGGCATCGGAATTCCTTCTGGAAGACGCAAGCCAGTACGTCTTGATGGACAAGCTTGATGGTTCGTTCATTCGTCCGGTTCGCATCAACGGGTCTGTTCGTCTGTGTACGAAGATGGGAATCACGGATCAATCCGAACAGGCCGAAGAATTCCTCGCGTCCCTCGGCGAAGAACGGTTCAACGACTATCAAGACTTCTTTGCGGCCTACGTGGATCACTTCACGCCTGTGTTTGAGTTCTGTTCGCGAAAGAATCAGATCGTCATCGACTACCCGGAAGATGCGCTGATCCTGACGGGTATGCGCAAGAATGAAACTGGCGAGTACATCTCGTACCGGACGTTGAAGAACATCGCTCGCGCGTTCAAGATTCCGCTGGTCAAGGCATGGCACGTCGAAGACATCATCGGCATCAATGCGCCGCGCTGTCCGACCCGAGTGATGGAAGCTGTTCGGTCGTGGATCGGTATCGAGGGTGTGGTGCTTCGTTATCTTGACGGTCGCATGGTGAAGATCAAGGCCGAAGACTACTGCATCAAGCACGGTGCGAAAGATGGTCTGCTGCTTGAAAAGAACGTGCTGGCGACGTTCCTGAACGAGAAGCTTGACGATGTACTACCGCTGCTGGACGACGCCTTCAAAGCCCGCGTAGAGGCTTATACGAGCACTGTGGCGATGGGTATCACGACAGCTTTCCTTGATGCCGAACAGACTGTGCGCTGGATTCAGAAGCACTACGACACGCGCAAGGAAATGGCCCTGTTCATCAAAGACAACATCAAGCCGTGGTCGCAGTCGATCATCTTCGCTGGTCTTGACGGGAAGGACATCCATCAGGCTGTCGTGAAGAAGGTTCTGTCGTTCACATCGTCACAGACGTTGGTCGATGAAGTACGGCCTTTCATTGGGAATCCATCGTGGTCCTGATCTATCGCGTCGAATCTGACGATGGTACTGGCATGTACATCGGCCAAGGTGGATTGACACCGATGCCGATGGAATTCAGCGAACACCATCCTGCACCCGATGAAGATTCGAAGCTGGTCAACCAGATCAACTACATCGTTCGCAAAGAGCAAGGCGATGTCGAAGAAGCTGAGATGGTTTCGCCGTGGACCTTCATCAGCAAACGTGGGTACTTCTTCGGCTTCGACTCCCAAGACCAGATGCGTCGCTGGATTTATCAGGACGAGTGGATGAAGGACTTGGATGATGTTGGGCTTCATCTGACTGTCTACGAAGTCGATCCCGAAGACACGGTTGCTGGTTATACGCAAGCGATCTTCAAACGCAAGAATGCACGACAGAAGTACCGGACAAAACTCTGCGACTTTTTCGCAATCAACTGAGCAACGAACATGGCAACTGCAAAAGTAACATTCATCAAGAAAGAAGTCGTCACGATCATCGATGAACCCGCTTATGGTCTGGACCTGTCGCAAGTCGAAGCGAGAACTCTGGTTGATGTGTTGGAGATGATTTCCGGCCTTCCGGGAACGCGTCGTGACCATACCGGCAGCATCCTCAATGCGCTACGGTCGCTCGGTGTTTGTGGCACGGATAGCGATACCCACTATCCCGAAGATGTAAGCCCTTCGTACTGCAACATTCAATTCCTCTAATCATGAAAGAACTTATCATGTTGGCCGGTCTTCCCGGCTGTGGCAAGTCCACGTATCGCGCACCGTATGGCCTTGATGTCGTCTCGTCTGACATCTATATCGAAGCGGTCGCCGAAGCTTGCGGTACTACGTACAACGATGTATTCAAAGATGTCGTGAAGCAAGCCCAAGAGAACGCAGACGCCCACATGAAGTCGATGGTGGAATGCGGCGTCAAGACGATCATTTGGGACCAGACGAACCTGACGGCACGCTCGCGCAAGGCCAAGTTGCAGAAGTTCAACGAAGCTGGCGGCAAGGACTATCGCAAGATTTGCCTGTTCTTTGAACCGGACCTGCAACTGTCCATCGAGCGCAATGAAGAACGTCGCGCGTTCGGTCGTGGTGTCCCGATCTACGTCCTCGAATCGATGTTCCAAACGCACGAAGTACCGAAGAAGGCCGAAGGTTGGGACTATGTGTTCCACGTACCTGTCGATTCCCAACTTTGAGAGTTGCGACGAATTCCCGGATATGGTAGAATGCAAGCTTCACTCACCACTGAGGCAAAACATGACAACAAAACGTAAGGGAAAGCCCGCCGTCAATCCGAACCACATCGTGGACATTCTGTGTGGTCATGAGGACCGTGGCTACGCGCTGTACATCGAGTTCCACAGCGGCAAGACCGCCGAACATGTATTTGACACCAAGGAAGCATTGTTCGCGTTCATCGCGGCGATGCCGAAAAAGAACACCGTCGCTGCACAGGCTGCACATGACGAATGGGTCAGGCAGTTGCAGTTGGCATTTGAGGGTGAATAAGTTTGAGGTTTTACACAAATTCGAAACAGTACGGCAATAATGTTCTCGTTCGCGGGATAGAAGACGGGGAACGGTTCATCGAAAAGTATCCGTTCCAACCTACCTTGTACTCCCGCGTCCACAAGCCGACCGGTTTCACGTCACTGGAAGATGAACATCTGCAACCGAACGTGTTCGATGACATCAATGGTGCGCGAGACTTCCTCAAGAAATACAGAGATGTAGATAACTTCCCAATATACGGGAACACGCAATATCAGTTCCAGTGGATCGGAGAGAACTACAAGGGCGAGATTGAGTACGATCTGTCCAAGATCAAGGTGCTGTCGATTGACATCGAAACGACCGTCAACTACGGCTTCCCGGATTACTTCGATCCAAAGGAACAAATCACCCTGATCACCTGTCGTGACAAGGTGTCGAAGAAGATCACGACATTCGGCTGTTGGGAATACACCCCCAAGCGCGATGACGTGACCTACGTCAAGTGTAATGACGAGACGGACCTGTTGTGCCGGTTCATCAATTTCATCCATCGTGACCCGCCAGACATCATCACCGGCTGGAATACGGATGACTTCGATATTCCGTATCTCATTCAGCGGTCCCGTAAGATCGTGGGTGAGGAAGTCACGAAGAAGCTGAGTCCCTTTGGCGTGATCAAGCATCGCGACGTAGAGATTCAGGGCAAGATGAAGATGGAATTCGACATCTACGGCATCGCGTCACTGGACTATCTGGCGCTGTTCCGTAAGTTCGCGTTCCTGAAGTTCGAGAACGAAAAGCTGGATACCGTGGCGTTCCATGTCCTCGGTCGCAACAAGGTAGAGAACCCTTACCCATCGTTCCGAGAGTTCTACGAGAAAGACCCGATCCTATTCACCGACTACAACATCGTTGACGTGGAACTTGTAGACGGACTAGAAGGGAAGTTGAAGCTGATTGAACTTGCCATCTCGATTGCGTACATGGCGAAGATCAACTTCGATGACGTGTACAGCCCGGTAAAGATGTGGGATACCATCATCTATAACCACTTGCTTGAACAAGGCATCGTGGTCCCGATGAAGCAAGCTGGCACGAAGGTTCAGATTGAAGGTGCGTTCGTCAAGGAAGTCACGCGCGGGCGTCATCGTTGGGTTGTGTCGTTCGACTTGGCATCACTGTATCCGCACATCATCATGGCGCTGAACATGTCGCCTGAGACGATTGCGCGGCGCATGATCGACATATCGGTAGCAGAACTGTTGTCTGGGGACCGTAGCAAGGTTCTGGCGGGTCACTCGCTGGCCCCGAATGGTTCGATGTACGACATGAGCAAGCAAGGCTTCTTGCCGTTCCTGATGTCGAAGTATTACAACGGTCGTAAAGAAGTGAAGACCGAAATGTTGGCGCTCAAAAAGCAACTAGAGGCAAACCGTGCAACCATGACGGCAGAAGAAATTCGCCAGATGGAAAACAAGATCACGGCGAAACAGAACTTGCAGCAAGCATTGAAGATCGCGATCAACTCGGCCTATGGCGCACTGGCACAGAGCAGTTTCCGGTTCTTTGACCCGCGCATCGCAGAAGGTATCACGATGTCTGGACAGTTGATCATCCAGAACGCTATGCGAGCAGGTAACACCTTCCTGAACAAGCTTCTGGAAACCGACAAGGACTACGTGTTGATGGCTGATACGGATTCATCGTACTTCATGATGGAACCCTTCATCAACGAGTTCTATCCGGGCAAGACGGTGGATGAAACCGTGGACTTCATGTGCAAGGTCTGTGATGGTCGGATGCAGAACACGTTGAACAAGGCGTGTGACGATCTGTCTGAGTCGTTGAACTGGAATCAAGGGTTCATCAACTTCAAGCGTGAAGCCATCGCATCAGTTGGTCTGATCGTCGCGGGTAAGAACTATGCGCTGCTGGTCCACGACAACGAAGGTGTTCGATACAAGGAACCTGACCTGAAGGTGATGGGTCTGGCACTGGTCCGATCATCAACGCCAGACATCGTGAAAGACCCGCTTCGGAAGTGCATCGAAGTGATCTTGAACGGCACGGAAGAATCGTTGCAACAGTACGTCCGAGATGTCGAGACGATGTACATGCAGCAACCCCCGGAAGTCATCGCGTTCCCGCGCGGCGTGAACAACTTGGCTAAGTACAGTTCCAATAGTTCGATCTACGTGAAGGCACACTGCCCGATCCAAGTCCGTGCTTCGTTGTTGTATAACCATCTGTTGAAGCAACATGGCCTGAATGACCGTGAACCGATTCAAGAAGGTGGACGCGTGAAGTTCGTCTATCTGAAGGAACCGAACACGTTGCGGGAAAATGTAGTCGGCTTTACTGACAAAATCCCGGCTGAGTTCAATCTGACGCGGTACGTGGCTTACGATGTGATGTTCAACAAATCGTTCATCGAACCGTTGAAGAAGCTGACAGAACCGGTTGGCTGGTCCCACAAAGAAGTAGCAACACTCGAAGGTCTGTTCGATGATTGAAGGAACTCCAATCGAAGAAGTATTGGAAGGGGAACAACCCCTTCCGAATGACGAGTACGTGTACGAGAACTATGCGAACCTGAGTGTTAAGAATGTGGTCATCTATGGCACGCGTATCCTCGACACTCAGGAACAACGATTCAAGTACAGGCCGACCATCGCACTGTTCATGAACGATCCGGGCGAACCGCCGCAGATGTTGAACTTCCATCTTCATGAAATCTTCGAGGATGCCGAAGTGATGGCGCGTATGACCGTGATGTGGGCGAACATGATGTTTGGCAACGTCTCGAAGATGGTCAGTATCTTTGACTATGAAAACCCGGCAGAACGTCTCGCGCACATCAACGTGGTTGAGATGGTCGCACTCGAAAACGCCGTGGACGAACTGAAACAAATCCATCGCACCAACATGAGGAAAATCCATTGACCGACTTTCAAATCTATCTCGTAACATGCGTCTTCTGTGTCCCAATCTTCGTCATCCTGAACCGGGTACATGATGGCTTCGTCACCTTGGGTGATCTGACACGAGACATCTTGTGGGGCTTGGTCCCGGCGTGGAATCTCGTCTTACTGGTCGTGATGGGATTCTTCGTGGCCCGCAAGTATCACTTGCTCGATTGGTTGTTGGTCCGCCAGAATCGCTTGGTGGACTGGTGGAACGAAGTTTCTGATAAGAAGGTGTTCTGATGTTGAAAAATCTTGGCGACTATATCCTTGTAGTCGATGACGTACTCCCGGCTGATCTGTGTGAAGACCTGATCCGCGACTTCGACAATGCAGAGATGGGGCATCACAAGCGGGTGTCCGAGTTCGATTGGGGCACGGAATCAAGACGGTTCGAAGAACTGAATCTCACCCTGCACCCGGACTTCATCACGCGGTATCGCATCGCACTGATGGACGCACAGAAGAAGCTGTACAACTTCTACAAAGAAGTCACGAAGTCCGAATTTCTGGTCCCGTTCGAGATGTGCGCTATCGAAGCCATCCGCATGAAGAAGTACGATGCCAATGACATCGATCAGTTCGGCTGGCACGCGGACGTAGGGGACGCTGCATCGTCCCGCCGACAGTTGGCGATGTTCTCGTACCTGAACGATGTCGCGGAAGGCGGCGAGACGGTTTTCAGGGGCATCGCGGGCGAAGATGCTATCATCAAGCCCAAACTTGGTCGCACGGTGATCTTCCCGCCGAACTTCATGTTCCCCCACAAGGGCAACAAACCTGTGTCTGGCCCGAAGTACATAGTCAGCCAATACGTGCATTACGTCTAACACGTATTCCCAAATCTGTGCTATAATGCGGTTTCTTTCCTGAGAGTTCTTCACATGACCAACGACATCATCAATGCAGCGTTCGAATTTTCCGGCTCACTGTTCGTCCTGAACAACTGCTGGACCCTGTATCGAGACAAGTTGGTCCGTGGTGTCTCACTCCTGACGACTTTGTACTTCACGTCATGGGGCGGATGGAACGTGTTCTATTATCCCTCCCTCGGTCAACGCTGGTCGTTCATCGCGGGCATGTGCATGTGCACGGCGAATATATTATGGATTTCCTTGATGCTATATTACAAACGTAAAGAAAAGACTCAAGATGTCAAAACTGTTGCAACGACTGCAAGCGCAGTCCACGGTTAAAGAAGCTGCGGTCCTCACTGAATCGAAGACGTACAACACGAAGGACTTGATCAGTACGCCAGTACCGGCGTTCAACGTGGCGTTGTCGGGTAAGCTGAATGGCGGTTTTGCGCCGGGTGTCACGCTGATTGCTGGCCCCTCGCGACACTTCAAGACCGGCTTCGTTCTCCTGATGATCAAGGCTTATCTGGACAAGTACCCTGACGCAGTTGTGATCTTCTACGACAGCGAATTCGGTACGCCGCAATCGTACTTTGATGCCTTTGGTATCGACACATCGCGCATTCTGCACGTCCCGGTGATGGACATGGAACAGTTCAAGTTCGATGTCATGAACTACTTCGACGCGAAGAACAAAGACGGCATCAAGCGCGGCGACAAGGTTCTGATTGCAATCGACTCGCTTGGTAATCTGGCATCGCGTAAAGAAGTCGAAGACGCTACGAACGAAAAGTCCGTGGCCGACATGACCCGCGCCAAACAGATGAAGTCGATCTTCCGCATGATCACGCCGCACCTTCGTATGAAGGACATCCCGTTGGTCGGTATTCAGCACACGTACCAGACACAAGAGATGTACGCGAAGACGGTCGTTTCTGGCGGCACTGGCGGCATCTATTCGGCGGATACCATCTTCATCATCGGTCGTCAGCAAGACACCGAAGGCGAAGGCGCTAAGAAGGTTCTGAACGGCTACGAATTCGTGATCAACGTAGAGAAGTCGCGCTACGTGAAAGAGAAGTCGAAGATTCCGGTCACGATCAGTTTCACTGGCGGTATGTCGAAGTGGTCGGGCCTGTTCGATTGGGCGATTGAAGGCAAGTTCATTGTGCCGGTCAAGGGCAACGGACGCTACGCCAAGGTCGATCAAGAGACTGGCGCGGTTGAAGAAACATCGTTCACCCGGAAGGAAACCCACAAGGCCGACTTCTGGTTGCCGATCCTGACCACGAAGGCGTATCAACAGTTTGTCGAAGATAAGTACAAGCTTGGTGAAGCGAAGATGTTGACCGACGATGAAATCGCCGACATCTTTGAAGACCTCGAAGAAGTAGAAGTTGAAGATGTAGAGGAAGCGGCATAACATGGCGCACCCGAATTATGACCTGATCGAACTCGACGGCGAGGAATTCTGGTGCATCAAGATCAAGTCCGGTGACTATGCGGACGTAATCTACAAGTATGATTACGTCCGATTCATCGAACCGAAGTCTGATGATGACTACGCCACTCTCAAGTTCAACTATGAAGTTCTGTATCACGCGGAACTACCCGAAGACAAGTTTGCCAAGAACCCTGCGTTCGAAAACATGCTTGGGGACATCCTACATGATTTGATTTCCACTGCCCCCGAACCTGATAAGCAATAATAGATGGAACGCATCGAAAAGACGATTCTGCAAGGTTTGATCTACAACGAAGACTACATGCGGAAGGTTTTCCCCTTCCTCAAGCGTGAGTATTTCGCAGATCAGATTGATGGTCAGATGTACAAAACAATCTCAGGCTTCATCGATCAGTACAACAAGTGCCCGTCGAAGGAAGCCATTGAGATTTCGCTGCAAAATGATCGTGGGGTCGGAGAAGACACCTACGAAGCATGTATCAATGAACTGAGTGAGTATGCCCCTACAGATACCGTCAACGAATTCCTGATCAACGAGACGGAAAAGTTTTGCAAGGAAAGAGCCGTCTACAATGCGATCACCCGTTCGATCCAGATCATGGATGGGAAAGACAAGGAAGTCGGCGAAGACGGCATCCCTCAGTTGCTTCAAGATGCACTGGCGGTCGCATTCAACAGCAACGTAGGTCACGATTACTTCGCGGATGCAGAGAAGCGATTCGAGTTCTATAACCGCGAAGAAGAACGGGTTCCGTTCCATCTGGACCTTCTGAACAAGGTCACGAAGGGTGGTCCGCCCAAGAAGACGTTGACGTGTATCCTCGCACCAACTGGCGCGGGTAAGTCACTGTTCATGACGGATTGGGCTTCCTTCTTGGTGTCGAGTGGCTACAACGTCCTGTACATTACGGCGGAAATGGCGGAAGAACGCATCGCGGAACGTAATGATGCGAACTTGCTCGATGTCACGCTGGACGATCTGAAGAAGATGGACAAGGATTCGTTCCTTGGTCGCATGTCCAAGATCACGGCGAAGACGCAAGGCCGATTGTTCATCAAGGAATATCCGACATCATCGGCGCACGTTGGTCACTTCAAATCGTTGTTGAACGAACTAAAGATCAAGCAGAAGTTTGTCCCCGACATCATCTTCGTGGACTACATCAACATCTGTCTGTCGCAACGATACAAGGCCGGTGGCAATGCCAACAGCTACACCATCGTCAAGGCAACGGCTGAAGAACTGCGCGGCATGGCGGTCGAATTTGATGTGCCTATCGTGACGGCCACTCAGGTGAACCGTGATGGTATGGACAACAGCGACATCGACATGACGAACACTTCAGAATCGATGGGCTTGCCAATGTCCCTTGACATCTTCTTCGCGTTGATCCCGACTGAAGAACTAGAGAAGATGAACCAGATCATGATCAAGCAGTTGAAGAACCGGTTCGGCGACATCAACTACTACAAGCGGTTCGTGGTCGGTATCGACCGGGCAAAGATGCGTCTCTATGATGTTGAAACCACGGCGCAAGACGGCATCATGAAAGACGCGGCGGCGAAAGAAGCCAAGTCCGCATATGAGTCCGATGACTTCAAGATGGCACAGGCCAAGGCAAAACCGAAGTCCGGGTTCGACTTTGATGCGATCAAGTGGTAATCCTAAATACTCCCGTAAACACTTTCGGGAGTAGTCATGTACCTTGCACGCAAAATCAACAAGCGACTGAAACCGTTATATGACGCTCTGCGGGGTCGTGACACGATCCTGCACTCTGACCTTCGTAAGCTGATCCAGACCGCCATACGCCCGTTTCAAGCGCGCTGTGTGATGATTGGTGACGCTATCGCCACGGATGATTGTGGGATCAGTGGTGTCTTTGAACCTGAAGACCATCACACTCCGATCAAGATCGAAGTCCATGTGTCGAAGTTTAGCGACAAGTTGTATCTGTCGGATAAGCTGGTGAGGCACATGGTCTATGCCATCTTTCAATCACTCTCACACGAACTGATTCACCAGTACCAGTACCGGTTTAGAGATGACCGCGCGCCGATCATGGCCTATATGCTTGGTGGTGGAGAACCGATGAATGAGAGGCAAGCGTATCTGGCAGAGATTGATGAAATCGACGCCTATGCACATGACATCGCCATCGAACTATTTCATTTCTTCCCCGGCAACTACATGGACCATCTTCGCAATGGTCGCTACACGAAATCCCTCGCATGGGCGATGTACGTCGAAGCCTTCCACGGAACCGACTGGAAAGACATTCGCAATCGTCTCTACAAGAAGGTTTACGAACACATCACCCGGATTCGGGATAACCAAGAAGGATTCACATGTACGATCACTTTCTTTCGCTGATGGACCTGATTCAGATTGCACTCATGTTGGCGGCATGTTACGCTTGCTACAAACGTGGTCAAAGCGTTGGTGCAACGGCAGTATTGGAAAAGCTTGAAGAACTCGGTGTTGTGCGTCTGCAACGCGCGGGTGATGAAGAAGTAGAAGACGAAGAAAAGTAGAGAAAGTAGTTGACCAAGTGTGGGAATGAGCGTATAATCACACTTGTTGATTCGATGAAGGCCGCGCGGATTCAAGTACTTCGGTACTCCGCTCGTCCCGGCGCATGAAGCGCCATTTGAGGCGGTTGGCTTCATCGAATCGCAGTGAACGTGGCGAAATTGGTAGACGCGTCTGGCGGATAATAGCGGGAAGTCAAAGCCCGTCCATGAAGCCGGAGACAATTGTGGGTTCGAGTCCCGCCGTTCACATAATCCCTAAACCTTGTAGAGAAAGTAGACATGAAGAAGCAAGCAACCCAGAAGTCGAAGATCGAATCCATTCTGCGTAAAGGCCGTCTCCTGACGCCGACGCAAGCCAAGGCTTACGGCATCACCAAGCCGTCCGCGCGTGTCTGTGAACTGCGTGACGATGGTCTGAACATCGAAAGCACGACGAACAAATCGGGCAAGTTTGCGTGGAAGATGGGTCAATCGTACCCGTCGTTCCTGTAAAGCGGTCCTAGACCGTACCGGGGACTTCGGTCCCTGTCACTCACATTCAATCTGAGAAACACCTAATGTCGCAATACCTGTCGTTCGAAGAAGTTGATGCAAACGTCGCAAATGAAAGCGACATCGAAGTCCTTCGCAGTGGGCTGAATCTTGCCAACGGCCTGATCCGTCAACTGGATTCGACCCTCGCCGTGATGCTCGAAGCGATTGAAGACCTCGAAGAAGAAAACGACGCACTGGCCGAAGAAGGCGCGGCACTGTTCGATGATGCCGAACGCTACACTCTCCTGAAGTTCATCCTCCCGAGCATTCTGGAAATCACGGCAACGGTCGGCGCGAACGTCGATGGTGCAGCCGATCTGTTCGGCGGTGTGGACCCGATGCGTCTCGATGCGACCCTCGACAAGATGATCTGTAGTGGCGCACTGGAACAACTTCGTGACGAGTTCGAACAGCAAGCCCTCGAAGCGGCAGAAGGTAGCCGGTTGGACTACTAATCTCGATTCAAGCGGCAAGAAGTTACCGGTAAGTGATTGGTAAGGAAAGTAAACGGAGGATGGGAAGCGAAAGGGAACTGATGCCCGAGTATGCGGATACCCCACCGGCCAACCACACAAAAGCCCAAACATGTTTTCTCCGAAAGGGGTTGACACGTTTGGGCTTTTTGTTTATGATTCACTCACTGGCTAAACAACGGAGCGCACCAAATGACCCAACTGCACATCGCTGAATACCGTGTCGAAGACCTCTACGTCCGCGTCAAGAAGTTCAACAACAAGGCTACGAAGCTTGGCCTTCCGCTGATCACGGTCGCTCAGACGGGCATCGAAGCCCGCGAATTCACCCGCGAAAACGCTCTGGGCGAACGCGAGAAGTTCTCGATCAACGTTGTGTCGGTTGAACTGACGGGCGAAATCCCGCGCATCGGCGGTTGGGCGATTCACTCGAAGGTTGAACCGTCGCAAGTGCCGGGTTCGAACTTCGTGTACACGCAACCCCACTTCGACGCCGTTGAAGGTCTGCGCACGACGAAGATGATCTGCGAACACTGCAACATGAAACGTGGTCGTTCGCTGGTGTACCTGCTGCAAAACGTCGAGACGGGCGAACAGAAGTTGGTTGGCAAGTCGTGCCTGAAAGACTTCCTCCCGAACATCGATGTGGGATCGCTGCTGGCCTACCTCGAAAGCTTCCATACCCTGTCGTCGGGTGACACGTTGGACGAAGATTGCGAACGTGCTCCGCGTGAAGCCTTCGTCTACGGCGTGCGTGACCTGATCGCTGAATCGTTGGTCCTGATCAAGAAGTGGGGCTACAAGTCGAAGAAGATGGCCCGCGAACTGAATGACGACATGATCGCGACTGTCGAATGGGTTGCCCGGACGAACCCGAAGGACCGCAAGGAACTGTACCCGGTGGCAGAACTGACGCCGGTGTATGAATCGGGCGAAGTGGAGAAGGTTCTGGCCTTCCTGAATGATCTGAACCCGCGTGACGACTTCGGTTACAACCTGCAACTGGCAATCAAGCAAGTGAACGCGCCGGTCAAGATGTTCTCGTTCGTGGTCGCTGGCGTGAACATGTACCTGAAGTCGGTTGAGAAGGCCGCTGAAGCCGCCGTCAAGACGAATGAGTGGGTTGGTACGGTTGGCGAGCGCGTCGTCCTGAAGGGCCTGAAATTGGTCCGCTGCACGCCGGTTGAAACGAACTTCGGTATGTCGTTCGTGACGGGCTTCGAAGATGAAGATGGCCGGACGTTCATCTGGTTTGCTTCGAAGAAGATTGGCGATGTGGGTGAAGTGATGGACCTGAAGACGACGATCAAGAAGCACGATGAATACAAGGGTGTCAAGCAGACTGTAATCACCCGAGCAGCAAAGCAGTAAGGAACAGGGGAACTTCGGTTCCCTTTTTCTTTTTGGTGAATAAGTAGAGGACTACTGAGGAAGAAAGATGTTACAAGAATGTAAAATTGAAACGGGGAATTGGTACTGGAATCGACAGGTGCAATTGCGTCTGTTTGAACTTGGCGTGAAGTGGCCCTTGATCGGGACCAAGACGTTCAACGTGCGCAAGCGTGGGGATTACCTGTTCCTGACACGGAACCCCATGAGCGATACATGGTGGCTGTCGTGGGGTCGGAAATTCGATTGGGAACGGTGCGATAAGCCAGCAACGACTGCGAAATTGTTACTGGAATCTTTGAAGTCGGATGTTCAGAAAAGCTAAATATTATATGCAATGCACGCACTATTGAACATCATATTTCGCCTGACGGCGACTTCGCTTCGCTCAGAAGACTAGTTTTATTCGAACTTGTTCTTGAACTAGTTTTTAACTACATGAACCCCGAACAGCATTATATCAATGATGGGGATTCTTGTCAAGATAAATATTGTCGTTTACAACCACACAAAAGGATACAACCATGTCTTCATGGACACTCTCAACTCCCCCAACGTTCCGTCCTGACGCGGTTGCATCCGCCAAAGGTTGGGTACACCCGGTTACGGGCGAAGTACTTGTCACGATCCGCGCTCTGACCACGAAGAACGTCGATGCACTCGTTGTGCCGACCTTCACGCTGGCAGTCCCGGCAAACGCCACGTATCACGCTGGCGACACCCTGACGTTCACTGTGACATCGACTGAAGCTATGTCGGTTTCCGGTACGCCGTCAATCGACCTGACTATCGGCGCGAACACCCGTCAAGCACAGTTCGTCAGTCTCGACGCAACGTTCAAGATTCTCACGTTCACCTACGTTCTCGTGGCTGGCGATGTTCCGAATACGGGCATCACTGTGGCGAACACGATTGACCTGAATACGGTCGGCAAGGGCAAGTCGAAGGTCGTTGATGTGGTCGCTGGTTCGGGTGGTCAGCCTGTGGCCGCTGCTGCACTCACATTCACGGTTCCGGCTACTACGGGCATCGTGACCGCGTAATAAAAGAAGATGACTAAAGTCGATTTAACTGAAGACAATTTCGAGTTCTTCGCAATCAAGCATTACGATGATCCTAATTGTTTAGGAGTGCAAGAATTCCGCGAGGACTTGCAACGGTTTAAATACCTGAATCGACTTCTGAACAAATTCGAAGAAAGCGGCGAGATGCGGGTCAACCTGATCCTGAACCATCTCGTCGTTCTCTACAATCTATTCAATGACGCCGCGACGAACCTGTTGTTCTATCGTGTCGCAGAGAAGCACTGGCCGATACTGGTCCCGTTCCTGATCTATATCAATCGATTGCCTTCGGAGATTCATTTGTCTACGAAGCGTACTCTCCATGATAGCGACATCTCCATCAACATGAACGTGGTCACGGCATTGCGCGAATTCAACCGACAAGGTTGTTAGGATACCTCATGCAAACCGCTATTGACGACCGCATCACACATCGTATCTTGCGCATTCTCACCACGCCGTGGCCCAAGCAGCAAGCATACACATTGGGGATTATCGATGCACACGGAAATCCTCTGCGTAAATACAATCAGTTACCAACAAAACATGAAAGAAACTGTTATACGACATTGACTCGATTGTGCTTCCGACTGAAACGTATCATCGAGAAGTCGCCGGTAAACAAGCAGTATGTGTCTTACGCTGCGGCACTAGCGTTACTGAAAGAGTGTGCCGACATGGATCACGAACCCGTCGATCTTGAATCAATGTTCTTTGAAGTACGTGAGATGGATGGTCTGGATACCGAACTGGTTGAAGCCTTCCTGAATGATGACCTACCCCTAAAGTCATTCATGGTGTTCCGCGAGGATGCGGGTGCTGTGGCTGGCGGTACTGTTGCCGCAAATGCTACTGGTCCCGCCGTGGCTGGCACAGGCGATGACAACACAACTGTCGTCGTCAAGAAGAAACCTAAAATCCAAACACGGAGTAAACCAATCGTATGAAGACCATCATCCATAAGGTGAAAGCATTCTTCTCGAAGAAGCAACCCACGGTGATTCAACCGTTTCAACCGGCAGAAGTTGTTGCGCCAGTTAAACCGGTAGTACAACCAAAGGAACAGCCGAAGAAGCCTACACCGAAGCGTAAGCCCGGTCCCAAGAAAGAAGTCCCCGGTACGGTCGCAGTGAAGCCGAAAAGCCCTGCAAGGAAGCGTAGTCCGCGCAAGAAGGTTGATAATCATGGGCGATAATTCAATGGAGATGGATGTTGCGCTGTTGAAGCGTGACACGGTGCAGACCACGCAGATTGTCACGAAGCTTGACAATGCGATTGAAAAACTAACTGGACTTGGCAATGACATCACGAAGATGCTTGCCTTGCACGAACAACGCCTTGCGCGACTGGAACAGATTGACAACGAAATTCACGGACTTGTAGAGACGCGACGTGCAGAACTACAGACGGACATTAATGCGTTGGAGGGGAAATTGGCTTCGACCATTAAAGAGATTTCGACGGACATCACCAAGACGGAGGATCGTCTCATGGGCGCAATCAAGGGCGTCAAGGACGACATCGAGAACGGTGACAAGAAGAAGGACAATCAGCACGAAGCACTGGTCAAGCGGGTGGAAGCCCTCGAACGCTGGCGCTACATCCTGATGGGTGGTGCTCTGGCCGTGGGATTCATCATCGAGAAACTTTTACCGGTCTTCGGGATTGGACATGCAGGATAACCCAGACATGGGATCAAGACCGCCTTCGGGCGGTTTTGTCGTTTCTGGGGCTTGCAACATTCCCGGACTTGTGCGATAATGCTGTTTATCGTTTCTCACAAGGCATTTCTGGTTCATGACAGCGCTCTACATCGACGTGAAGTATGTCAGCTACATTGCTGGCCGTCTCTCGCAGTTCAAGAAGAAGGACGCCACTCTGTGGAATTTCCGGTGTCCTATCTGTCTCGATTCAAAGACCAACAAGTACAAGGCACGCGGATACCTGTTCGCCAAAGAACAGAAGTTGTTCTATAGCTGCCATAACTGCGGCGCATCGATGCACTTCGGCGCGTTCCTCGAATCGGTCGATCCTGTCGTCTACGGTGAGTACCGCCGTGAGTGCTATCAAGAGAAGAACCAAGGTGTCCGCAAGAAAGTAGAGAAGGTAGAACGAGTAGAAGACGATGAACTGATCAAGAACCTCGCCAAGACCGATACAGCGGCCCGGTTTGCCAAGAAGGTAGTTGCACCGCCGCCAAGCCTTCTCGACGGCCTGATGGACCGTTTAGACCGTCTGCCGGGTGAGCATGAAGCTGTCCGGTATGCGCTGGATCGGAAGATTCCAAAGGACCAGTTGCACAAGATGTACTTCATCCCGAATATGCTCGACATCGTTCAGTTGTCGGCACGGTATGAAGGTCGGATCAAGTCTCAGGAACCGCGCATTGTGATGCCGTTCTATGACACCAAGGGTCAACTGACGGGCGTCACCTGTCGGGCCATCCGGGGTGAGAGTTTGCGGTACGTGGTCGTCAAGGTCAAAGATGATGTGCCTCTGATCTTCGGCATCAACGACATCGACCGTAGCAAGAAGGTGTACGTGGTAGAAGGTCCGATTGACTCGATGTTCATTCCCAATGCTGTTGCTGTCGGCGGGACGGGTATGGGGAAGATCAACTTCCTTGGTTTGAGCGATACAACAATCGTGTTCGATAATCAACCAAGGAACAAAGATGTGTGTAGAATACAGGAACGGGCGATTGCGAATGGTAACAACGTGGTCGTCTGGAATCCACGTCTGACGCAGAAAGACATCAACGACATGGCGAAAGACGGTGTGGACTACATGAAGGAAATTGATTCCCGGACGTATTCCGGGCTACAGGCAAAACTAGAATTCGACAGATGGAAGAAGTGTTGAAATGAAATTCACAGTCAGAACACATGTGCCGCGCGCTGGTGCGGACTACGAATGGGCCTCAGTGGTCATGTATGGCCGCGAGGTTGTCCGCTATGGCGACTACTACCATGAGAAGGGTGTCGTCCGCGCAGAGGGCTGGATCGACGGCTATGCCGCCGCGATGGGTCTTCATCCTCTCGACATCGATCTGCGTCGCGAAGAATTCGTTGACCCGGAATGCTATCAACAATGACGGACGCGGACTATCGCGCTGAACTCCTGCGTCTGATGCCGGACGATACGTTCCTTCATGCCCGGTACGTCCTCGATGGTCCGTTCGAGAAGCAACTGACGCTGGACGAGAAGGCGCTGAAAGAGTGTGTCCAACGCGATCTGACGTATGGACTTGGCCGCGCGATTCTCGATAAGAAGCAATCGGCATTCAGAGACTTCACGAATAGTGATATGAACCGTGAGTTCGCCTTGGACCTGATCGTCTTCAGTCCTGACGAGTGGCGTAAATATCATTCCGATCTTCAAACCCTCCTGCAACACGCAAGGTATCGAAGAACTACAACAGATTTTGGATTTTTATAAAGCACATGCAACAAGCAATTGATCTTCTCGACCACGGCAAAGTTCGTTTGATCGAACATATGGGTTCTGACCTCTCCATCGTCCGCAACGCACGCGTCAGCTATGACGCAGAATGGCGCACTGGCGAGGACGCTGGCAAAGATGCCAAGCTTATCAACTATCTGGTCAAGAATCACCACACAAGCCCATTTGAAGCGGTCACGTTCACGTTTGAAGTGAAAGCCCCGATCTTCGTGTTCCGTCAGTGGCATCGTCATCGCACATGGGCCTACAACGAAATCTCCGGTCGCTATGCTGAACTACCGGAAGAATTCTACGTCCCGATCCCGGCTGACATCACGGAACAGTCGAAGGACAACAAGCAGATGCGCACGGACGAACGGCATCCCGAAGCTGATGTGATCCGAAACATGATCCTTCGGCAGTGCGAAGATTGTTTCCAGACATACCATGATCTGATCGAAATGGGTTGTCCGCGTGAACTGGCCCGTGGTGTGTTGCCATTGAATACCTACAGCCATATGTTTGCAACGGTAAATCTGCACAATCTGATCAAGTTCTTGGGTCTGCGTCTGCACTCCCATGCACAGAAAGAGATTCGTGTGTATGCCGAAGCAATGTTGAAACTTATCGAACCCATCGTACCAGTCACGGTTGATGCATACCACAAGCACATATTACAAACACGATGAACCAATTCATTCAAACTCGCGAAAACATCCTGTTGAATCTTGAAAGCGCCAAGCGTGAACTGGCACGACGCGAAGCGCAACTTGCTGCATGGGATCAAGACCCAAAGAACAACGTCTTCGAATCCCTCGAAGACGCGGAATGCGAACTGTATGAAACCCTGCGTGATCGGGCTTCGCTTGACTGCGTGGGTTCGTACAACTGCGGCGCTGACGAGTACCGTCAAGGCTTCTACGTCGATGGTAAAGAGTACGTAGCAATCGCTGACGTTGAATACAACCGTCATGACAAGCAGTATTACTTCATCGACGGATACACCTTCAACATCGAAGAAGTGAAATGAAGTACACCCTTCGACACGTTCCGGTGATCGAAGCGATGCAACTACCGCTTGACCCTGATGAAGATGATGGTCAAGCGGTCGAAGAATTCATCGCTTGGGCGGAACGTTGGAACTTCGAATACCTGAGTGATCATGACAACGGTATTTGCTTCCGCCGCACTCAGACGATGGACCCGAATGATTGGGTCCGCGTGAATCCCGGTGACTACGTGGTGATTGGTGGATTCGATAACTACGTCGATACCGCCGAACAATTTGAACGACGATACATCCCTGCATGAACCAAGTCGAAGATCAACGCGTCCTCGCTATCATCAAACAAACTATTAAAGAGTACAGAATGACCACCATCTCCAAGCCCATCGACCAAACCTTTGACATCATTAGCGCCGGTGAATACACCAAAGACCACCAGTATCGCGATCTGATCGACGCTGGCAATCTGATCACCGAAGTTTCGCACGCTGCATCCCTCAAAGCTGGTTGGTGGCATGACCTGAAGACCGGCGAACTGGTTGTACCGAACATCGGTGAAAAGTTGATGCTGGTTGTCTCCGAAGTCAGCGAAGCGATGGAAGGCGCACGCAAGAACCTGATGGACGACAAGCTTCCGCACCGCAAGATGATCGAAGTCGAACTGGCTGACGCTGTGATCCGTATTGGTGATCTGTGTGGTCGTCTGGGTCTGGACCTTGGCGGCGCAATTGCAGAGAAGTTGGAATACAACGCTATCCGCCCGGACCACAAGAAGGAAAACCGTCTTGGTGAGAACGGCAAGAAGTTCTGATAAATAACAAACCCTGATTCGGAATCCATATCATGTTCACTCTGTCAGAAATAAAGTTCGCGGTCGTATCTCTCGCATTGATCAGCGCTATCGGTGGTTCGTACTTCTACGGTCGTCACGAACAGTCGGTGTCGGATCAACTTCTCGCGGCGAAGGACCAAGCTGCGATGCAACTCAAGATCAACGCTGAGACTGATCGTCGCAACGATATTTCGCAGAAGTTTGAGGACAAACTGGACAATCTGAAGATCGTCAACACGACGATCACCAAGAATGTCACGACCGAACTTCAGAAGCAAATCTACACGGACTGCAAACTTCCCGCTTCGGGAACTGCACTGATCAACGCCAATGCTGACCAACTGAACGCCGCACGTCATGGCACAGTTGCATCGGCCCCTGTTGCTGCATCTACACCACAATGAAAAAACTGATCGCACTCGTTGCGATCTGTGCATCACTGGCCGCTTGCGGGGTTGCCCCGCCTAAGCCGGAACTTGCGCCGATTGCAACGCCCGCTAACCTGACCCATCAATGTCCCGACATCGAACATATCGATGACGACGCATCGCTTGGTACGGCCATGACCTATATCACGCATATTCAGACGCAATACAATATCTGTGCAATGCGTAACGACTCCCTTCGTGAAGTGACCAGTCCGCAACAAACACAGTCATCTTCACAAGGGAAATGATGGCAACGCCGAATATTCAACAGAAAACCGACAGTCTGATCACGCAGTACCCAGAAGTCGAAGCATTCACAAAGAAGCAACTCTCGATCTTCTGGCTTCCTGATGAAGTCAAGGTCGAGAAGGATGTACAGGACGTTCTGGTCCACATGTCCGAATCGGAAAAGCATGGCGTCACAACGACGCTCAAGCTGTTCACGAAGTACGAACTGAAGGCCGGTGCGGATTACTGGATGGGACGCTTCAAACGTCGCTTCCCGCGTCCTGAGTTCCAAGAGATGGCCGCAACGTTCGGTATGTTCGAACTGGCGATTCACAAGCGGTTCTACCAGAAGATCAACGAACTAACGTTCCTTCACACGGACGAGTTCTATAGCAGCTACACATCCGATCCGGTTCTGTCGGCGCGCATGGACTTCATTGACTCCGTGATCAACGACACGGACGATCTGGTATCCCTCGCTGGCTTCTCGATGATTGAAGGTGGGATTCTCTACACCAACTTCGCATTCCTGAAGCACTTTCAGCAACAGGGCAAGAACAAGCTACTGAACGTGGTGCGTGGCATCAACTTCAGCGTCCGCGATGAAAACCTGCACTCGCTGGCTGGCGCATGGGTGTTCAAGAAGCTGTTGGAAGAAAAGAACCCGTCTGAAGCGTATCTCAAGTTCCTGAAGGGTCGCATCTTCGAGATGGCGCAAGCGCTGTATGAGCATGAGTGCCGCATCGCAGACATGATCTTCGAGAAGGGAAACATCCCCGGCATCACAGCACATCAGTTGAAGAACTTCGCGATGTCGCGGGTCAACGAAGTGTTGGGCTATCTGGGCTACGAGAAGCTTGAAGAAGTGAAGTACAACCCGATTGCTGATTGGTTCTACAAAGCGATCAACAGTTACACGTTCAACGACTTCTTCAGTGGTATGGGCGCACAGTATCACCGAGATTGGGACGAAGAAGCCTTCGTCTGGAAAACAAAAGCACAACGAGAAGCAGAGGCCGCACAAGCATGAACGTCTATGAACAACTGAGTGAAGAACGCAAGGCACTCCAAGAGCAAGGTCTGGTTCCCGACTGGTATACGACCGCTGGATACCAGATGTTCAAAGACAAGTACGAGTATGAAGTCGAAGGTCGCTCTGTACGTGGTCAGTTCGAACGTATCGCTGCTACTGCGGCATCGCATCTGCGTAAGTTTGGCGGGGAAGAAATTGCCAACGAGAAGTTCTTCGAACTCCTATGGAAAGGTTGGTTGAGTCCTTCGACGCCGGTTCTCGCGAACACTGGTACGAACCGTGGCCTTCCTGTCTCATGTTCGGGTGGCTACATCGATGATTCGATCTATGGGTTCTATGAACACCGTCTCGAAGTCGCGATGTTGACGAAGAATGGATTCGGTACATCGGGCTATCTGGGCGGCATCCGTCAACGTGGTTCGAAGATCAGTGTCGGCGGCAAGGCATCGGGCGTGTCCCCTGTCTTCCAATCCGAGATTCGTGACATGCGTGACGTTGCGCAAGGTACGGCACGACGCGGCGCATATGCTGGCTACCTCGAAGCGGATCATGGTGACTTCGATGAAGTGTGCGACTTCATCTATAACAACCCGGATGACGCGAACATTGGCTGGATCATCACGGACGCGTTCATTGAACTTCTCGAAGAAGGCGACGCAGATACGCATCGACGCTTCAAGAAGATGCTGAAGCTGAAAATGGTTCATGGTAAGGGCTACTTCTTTTTCGTGGACAAGGCGAATCGTCATCGTCCCGAGATGTATGTCCAGCATGACCTATTCATCAACAACAGCAACCTGTGCAGCGAAATCATGCTGTTCAACGACAAGGACCACACGTTCACCTGTGTTCTGAGTTCGATGAACGTTGCGAAGTACGATGAATGGAAAGATACTGACGCTGTGTATTGGGCGACGTGGTTCCTCGACTGTATCGCAGAAGAATTCATTCAACGTGCCAAGTTGATCCCCGGTCTTGAGAAGGCTGTGCGCTTCACCGAGAAGGGTCGTGCGTTGGGTCTTGGACAGTGCGGGTTCCACACGTATCTGCAACAGAACATGATTGCCTTCGAATCGTTCGAAGCGCACATGAAGAACAGTGAGATTGCCAAGCATATCTGGGACGAAAGTCTTCGCGCATCGCAGATGATGGCGTCCGCTCTGGGTGAACCGGAATGGTGTAAGGGTCACGGTGTCCGCAATACGCACCGTATCGCAATCGCTCCTACGAAGTCCACAGCGAACCTGATGGGTGGTGTGTCCGAAGGTATCAACCCGGACCCGGCATACGTCTATACGGCCTCTGGTGCTGCCGGTGAGATGGATCGGATCAACCCGATTCTTCTGGCGATCATGAAGGCGCGTGGTGTCTACAATAAGAAGGTCATTGCAGACATCGCGGACAAGCAAGGTTCAGTGCAGCACGTTACGTGGCTGTCGGAAGACGAGAAGAAGGTCTTCAAGACTGCTTTCGAAATCGACATGCGCGCAGTGATCCGGTTGGCATCGACGCGTGGACGTTGGATTGACCAGTGGCAGTCGGTCAACCTGTTCTTCGCAGCGGAAGAAGACGAAGCGTACATCGCAGAGATTCACCAAGAAGCCTTCCTCGATCCGAACATGCTTGCGCTGTACTACATCTATACGCAAGCTGGCGTTCAAGCTGCCAAGGGTGAGTGCGAGGCTTGTCAGTAATGTTTGACTCCCAGAAACTATTCTGGGATAAGGCGTCCTTTTTTGACGAACGGGACGCCTTTATTCCTTTTGTGGACCGCATCACGCCATCGTATCTTGGCGGTAAGCGAATCCTTCCGGGAGTACGTCAGGCGATGATGCGCGAGAAGATGGTCGCCGTTCATCGTGCCTATGATCATGGAAAGGTTCGTCCGTTGTCCGATGCAATCTGGCGTCAGCTTGACGACAGTCGGTCATGGTGGACCTTGACCCCGGCTGACGTGAATCGCGAACTGTTCGAGGGACGCGTCTCTGATCCGGTCGGCATCGTTTCCGACATGATCGACACGTTCAATACTGGCAAGGTCATTGCGCCGATTGTCGCGGTCAGCAAGGTCAACCACAACAAGCAGTACCGGTTGGTGTCGGGAAACCTGCAACTGATGATCTGTCGGTCATCTCGCATCATTCCCAAGTGTGTTTTTATTGAACTTGAATGACAGACGTGGTATAATGCGTCATCTCAACTAGGTGATGAAGAAAAGTGAAGATTCTAAAAGAAACGGATGTCGCGCCGATCATCATGCGACTGGGCGACACTCTCAGTGTGAGTTACAACCAAGAGACAGTCCTGACACATCCGGTAGAAACGCAACAAGTGATCAACCATGTAGTCATTTTTGAAATTCAAGACGAGTTCGGTTTCAAGACCGGCATCGGCGCAATCGTAGGCGAGAAACAGTGAGAAAAATTTATTTGGATATGGACGGCGTGTTTGTTGACTTCGACACCCATTTTGAAGCACTGCATGGCCGTCATCCCAAAGAAGTAGGCGAAGAAAACTTCTGGAAGGTCTTCGACACGAAGCGCGACGGGTTCTTCCGCGACTGTTTGCCGTTCGAAGGTCATCTGCAATTCCTTCACGAAGTCCTCGATGTGGCCGATCACTTCGGGTATGAAGTCGAGATGTTGACGGCGCTTCCGCGTCGATCCACACATCCGACAGCACTCCAAGAGAAGCAAGATTGGCTGTATCTACACGGCATGAGCGACATCAAAATGAATGTCGGTCCCTATGCCATCGACAAGCAGAAGTGGTGCAATCCGGGCGACATCCTGATCGATGACAAAGACCTGAACATCATCCAGTGGCGCAACAAGGGTGGACATGGCGTCCATCACACGCCGGGTGACTTCCTCTCGTCCTATCGCGAACTGCGTCACTACGTGTCGGGCTGCGACCTCTCAGCATGAGAATCCGCGTCCAGTACAACGATGCCAAGCGTCTGTTGATCATCCACAACAAGGACCAGTTGATGGCCGTCTATCGGGACATCGATTGGGTGACGGCACATACGATCCGCCGTGGTCTGTTTGACGCTGAGACGATGTGCCGGATGCATCCCGAGAAGACGCTGGTCGATTTTCTCAACGAATTGAATGACCCACCAACGGATGAAGAATGGAACTCCCTAACATAATCTTTCTGGACTTCGACGGGGTTCTCTGTAATCCGCGAGCATGTGTCGCAGTCGGCAATACGGGTGGAGTCTACTCGTATCTTGACCCCATCGCCTGTTTGCTGGTGAAGAAGCTGTGCGTCGATAATAATGCTCAACTGGTTATCTCGTCATCATGGCGTATTGAATATGACCGATGGGCGATTCAGGCCATCTTGAATGCCAACTGTCCGGGCCTTGGCAACTTTATGTGGCGTGGGTCGGACTGGTGTACTCCGAATCACAATGGCACTGACGGTCTTACGTTTGGTCGTGGTCGCGAGATTAATGTGTGGATCAAGAAGCATTACTCAGAGTTTTTCCGGTTTGTCATCCTCGATGATGAATCGGATATGGAACCGTTGATGGACTCTCTGGTCCAGTGCGATCTGTACGATGGAATCGGGTTCCAACAATGGCGCAAGGCCGATAATATCCTGAGTGGATTCGGGGAAGAATGAAAGAAGAAATGATTCTGGCGCACATGGATTGCGCCGAACGCTATGCCCGACTATCAAAGGCACGGCGTCTGAAAGTTGGTGCTCTAGTCGTTGATGGTGATCGGGTCATCTCGATTGGCTACAACGGCACGGAACCCGGCGAAGACAACAACTGCGAGATTGAACCGGACAATTGGGACGGCGACATTCGCAAGCTGCGCACCAAGCCGGAAGTGATCCACGCGGAAGTCAACGCACTCCACAAGATGGAAGTG